GTTAAACTAAAATTCACCATGACTGTAGCTTCAAAGCTAGCAGTCAAGGGTATATCTCCGACAGATATACGTCTTCCGCAAGTCGTTAGACCGCCAATGATAGGGGCGCCCCTTCCTCACGTCTTAGATGAGTTAAATCTAGATGTGAAGTTTTTGCATAGTTGTGTACATGAGGTCATAGCTGTGTGTCGGATGTTTGGTTTCATCACCAAGGATTGGAGTTCAAAGCCAACCCTTGATGCATGGGTCCGTGCATGGAAAGTGAGTGGAGTCGATGTTGTTAAGTTTGTCAAGTACAAGCTGGCAGCATTTTATTCTTCTTATCAAAGTACTGAACAGGATCCACAAAGCATTCCTCTCCCTCCTGGAGATGTTAATCTTGTGGATAATCCTGCTTGTATTCTCTCGGGAAAAGGGTATATGTGGTTAAGGCACTTGAAGAAAACTAGTCCAGGCGTAGCTGATGAGCTTGCCTATACTATCCTCCAATCCAAGACTGGTATGCCCCGTCCTAATAAGACATTCCTTGAGAAAACAAAACTTTCAACCTTTGAGAAACTCACAGATCCTACGCCGGAATCTAAACTCCCAAAACCTGAAATTCTCCGGCCCTGGGCTGACACGTCAGATTCCAAGGTCGAAGAACTCCTGTCAAAGGAAACTCTGATAGCTCAAATTCAACGCACATGTGCGGAGGTTTGTACTGGTCAAACGTATTCAGACAGTGATAGGGTTAAACCTTTCTTCCCATCGACGAAATCCCAATTTGAGTCGACCAGGGAGAAAGGGGGAGCAGTGGGACAGATTCTTCGAGATCCGGAGTTACTTTCGGGTCTTAAGGGTCCAGATGAATTAATCAAACTATGTGAATTTGAGAAAGGGAGGAGTAAAGTGCTAATGGCACAAACAGAGAAACTAGAAGCGAAGTTCAAGATATTGTATGATAGGCTTGTCGATAAGTCAGTTAATGTAGAGGTTGCAAATTCCTCCATAACTGTTCTTCCCGAACCCCTTAAGGGTCGCCCGATCATGCGAGGTCCTGGACTTCAGCAAACATGCTTGAAACCACTTCAAAAGAAGATGGCTTCGCTATTGCGGAAGTTCCGTTGTTTTGTGTTGACCGGCACACCCGTTACTGATAAAATTGTCCAGACTGTTCTGGGTAAGACACTAGGTGAGAATAAAAAATTCCTTAGTGTTGATTACTCGGATGCAACCAATTCCATGTATTCCTTTTGTTCTAAAGCAGCTTCAGATAGTATTTCCTACTACATGAAGTTGTCTCAGAATGAATCGAAACTTTTGGAACGGTCTCTTATCCACCATAAGATCCAAGATCCCCGTGTTAAAGGGAAGAATCGGATCTTCGTGGATCAGACACGTGGACAATCTATGGGTTCAATCTCCTCCTTTTATGTGTTATGTATAGTGAATGCAGCAATTTGTAGATGGGTCCTTGAGTTAGATCAGGACCATACGCTTTCGTTACACCAGTGCCAAATGCTTGTAAATGGAGATGATGGCCTCCTGAAGGTGAGCCCTAATGGGGTCCTTCTGTGGGAGAAGATCTCGGCAACGAGCGGTATGTTACCATCAATTGGTAAAGTTTACTACTCGTCGAGGTTCTTCAACATCAATTCGATGACTTTTCACTACCATCCGGTGGCGACTCGTCATTTCTCGGATTACAACTCAAATGGGGATGCTGTAACGCGTGACCTACATTTTGTACCAATGGGGTATGTGAACTGGGGTCTCCTTAACGGACTTAAAAAATCCGGTGAGGAGGAGGACATGTCCGACCCAGGTTTTGACACCATTGGCGCAAGAGCGAGGGAACTAGTTAGACTAGCCCCCGAGCACCTTCGTGAGCGAGTGCTTGGGCAATTCATTCATAAAAACACAAAACTTCTCTGTCAATATAAAATTCCTTGGTTCATTCCTGAGGTGTTGGGCGGTTTAGGGCTTCCAATTGTTGGTTCGTACTCTCCACGGTCAATTGACCTACGGATTGCGCGAAAACTCTACAATCTTGGTAAGCCATTACCTCGGCCCCATCCAGATATCCCATGGAAGGTATGGAGTTATGCTACCAAACGGTTTCCTGATGCTTTTAACTCTCGGAGGAACGTTTCTGCTGCGTATGAGTTTTCGGCATTCTCATCACAAGCAGACTACGTCACTCGGAGCTGCACTGGTACCTATTATGGTCAAAAAAACATCTCCTTTACACATTCTGTTTCGCTTCCCGGAAAATCTCCCAGTGAGGTCATCTCGAAAGAGCGCCTCCTTGGTCTGGCTTGCATCGAGTCACTGTTTCGGAATAAATTGAAAGATTTATTCTCTCCAGTCGATGAAGTTCGAGCCAAGAGTATTGCACATAGGCAGTACGTGAAGATACAGAAGTTATGGAGTGGAGCACTTACTGATAAGCTCCCCATACCTGAACCGTTTAATATTGACAATTTTCCTATCACATTTTCCGACACACAACTTTTTATGGCCGTTCAAACCAGAGAGATAATTTTCTAGTTCGTGCCATGTACACTTAGAGTCAAGTACCAAATCCTACAATAAATCTTCTTCCAACCTGTTTGGGAGGGTGCTGTTGCGGTGTGCTTTTCGGCACATCGTCGACTGTGACGAGTTTTTTCATTCACTATCGATAGTACAGCACTCTCCTTAAGGTTTCAAGTATTACCCACCCATTCCATCCTTTCTTACCGGCCAATCTCTGATCCTCATGATCATGTTGGTTGGGAAGGGTGTTCGATGTTAGTAAAGGTAGTATGGTTTTTGAAATTGATCTAGGCAGGTCCCACGTGGGGTATTAAAATTCCCCCGCCTGTTTTCACTTGACTGACAATGCAAACTTGTCATTTACGGAGCCC